GGCGCCGACGAGGGCGTGGTTCTCGATAGAATGGCCGGCCCATGTCTCGAGCCATTTCGACAAGGGACTGGGCTGGCCACCCCAAAACGGCATCCCGCTCCAGAACATGGAATCCCCGATAATTACGGTCCTTGTGCTTACGTTCGTAAACGCTGTCGCCTCCTTGGTGAACGCCGTCGCCAATCCGAGAGCAAAAACAGAAAAGAACCTCATTGTTGTTTTTATTGTTGTGGGTTATGCCTTTAAACTAATGGCCAATGTAGACATGAATAACATTCAAGCTCGAATAATTTTTTTTACTATTTTTTAAAAGACCGACGTGGCGGAGGGGTGGCAATAGCAAAGACGTCCGTTAGAGTCACGGTGTTGTCTGCTTGAAGAAAATCCCGTTCATATCTTTAAAACTGGTAATACCGGACATGTCCTCTCCAAAATTTTTGGAAAATATTCCAATCGCGTGTAGGGATGGCATTGCTTTCTATTCTTTATCCTATACAAACATCATAAAAAAAATGTAGAGTATAGGTTACCAACGATTTCTTTTTTAATGTGCTTTGAGTATCGTGTCGCAAAGGCAATATCCTTCCCGGAAATGGGCTCATAGTACAGGAGGTCGTAGTACGTACGTCGAACTGAAAACAAAATTCCAAGGTGTAAAGTACATCGTATGTATTTTATACCAACGCCTCGAGGTCTTGCTTGAGGTGCTGGTCATTTTAATAGGCGGAGGTGTTATAGACGTTATAATTGACATTCGTAGATAAACTTGCTCCAATACGCACCAACGCAATCTTTGTTTGTTTCAAACCTACCGAGAGGCTAGCCAGGTTCATTTCACCCTCACTGTCTAACACACCCAACATTTTGCCGGCTTTAAACATTCTTCTTGCTTCATTCTGGGCTTTTTGAAGTTCCACAGCAGTGTGAGCCGTATTTGCAGTCAATGAAAACATTGCTGCATTCTGTTCTTCAATGGTCTTATAATTTTCTTTGATTTTTATATCGATTTTTTGGATGCTATCTGATGTTTGCGTTGACATTTCACCAGGATCGTATCTATAGAGGCTTTGAAAATTTTTTATTCTTGTTTTGGCCGCTGCTTGTTCTGTTTGTTGTTTTATGCGGGCAGCCTCATCTCCAAACGCAGCCTTTGATTTTAGGGATTCCATATCTTGGGCGTACTGACGAAGTTGAGGATCGACGCTGATGTCGTTAGGTTGGATAGCGCTTGACGAACCATACTTTCCCTGAAGGAAGTCATATGTAAATTTATCCTTAGCTCGCTGGGCATCCGAAGCTAACAATTCTTCTCTTTCACTTTGAAGCGAAGCTATATTATTCTCCGCATTTGATATTTGTGTTTTTGCCTTTTCAATGTCGGACTGGAAATTTGTGTGAAATTTATTCATGGCGGACTGTGTTTCCGCAAGTTTTGATTTTGTCGCTTGAAACGCTTGTGTATCGTGTGTTGTTAACGCTCGTTTCATTTCACTGTAGCTACCTCCAAGTTCAGTATCGTTTTTAATTCCATACATTCCACCGAGTGCAGTGATACCCGCTGATGCAAGACTTCCCATGGCCGACTTCAGGTGTCCTGTACCGACATCTCGTAAAGAGGTTGCTAGGGAACGAAAACTACTCGCCAAATTCTGGTAATCCATCAGCGATCTAGCCAATTTATATTCTCCCATGGGGGTAAACATGAGGAGAACTCCAACAATCGTGGAAGCATCTTCCAAACGTGTTTGAGTTTTATACGATATGTTGTGAGCTGTTTCAAATCTAGATAAAATGGTCATTTTTCTTTTACAAATTAAAAAAAATTTTATACATTGAGAAAGCTCCTATTACAAAAGGGTACGCTCCCGCTTCTAGTGGGGTACGACAATGCTGGTTCGGTGACCAGTGACCTCTTTCCTTGTCAGAACAATAATAATCTTACATTGTACGGGCTATTATCAAAAACTCTCACATCAGACAATTAAACGACAGGAACAGTATAAATCTTGCGGTATTCTTTGAGAAACGCCTCAATCTCCCCCTCCCACATCTGCGCCTCGGTCGTCTTTTCCAATTCCTTGAGCTCCGCCGTCTTCTTCTTAATCTTGGCGTCGAGCTCCACCACCTTTTCCTGGGTAAAATCACGCATGGGCACACGCAACAGGTAATTGTACCCATGCTGGGGCGCAGGCACTTCTGTAGAAGCTTCTCCACCCTCTCCGGTTCCCACAGAAGCTTTCTCTGACTCTCCAGATTCTTCTCCACTCTCTTCGTCGCCCAGATGCAAGTGTGACGACTCGATATCCACTCGAACAGTAGCCCTCGGGTCCTTGTCGTACTTGGTCTTCTGGAGGGTCGCCACCACCTCTTTTTCAGGTACCCGAAATACCTTGAGCACCTGCGACTGTACCTCTTCCAGGAAGCGGTGCTTGTTTTTGAGGAGCAACAGCTCGATGCGCAGTTCTTTGAGAAGGTAGGCCTTGCGCAGGGTGTAGAGGCCCAGACGCTTCTTCGCATAGACCCCAAAAATATCCTTGAGCGTCTCAAATTTTTCGAGCTTCTGGTCCTCCACGAACAAGACCATATTGGTCATGAGAATCGTGGACCTCAATTTCATCGTGTCCAGCGTCGGTGCAAATCCCTCCGAGGGCTCAATCACAAAATGCACGGTATCCGGCGTCGAAAAGTTCTGGAGGCCCTTGAGCTTTTTCTGCTCCACCATCATCTCGAGCTCCTCCTTGTACTTGTTGGTCCATGTCTGGATGGGTAGCTCCACAATCTCCCACAAATTGGTCTTTTTGGAGCGACCGCCCGGGGTGTACGGCCTCAAGATTCCGGACGACAGGTACTTGTTGGGACCCACCTTCTCCATCGTTCCCTGGAAGCCGTGGTAGTAGGGCTCCAAATCCATCTCAAAGTTCTCGGGGTCTTTCAGCCACTCCAACACCTTGTCGCAGAGACGAACAAAATCAAAGCACGGGACCGAGCACGACCATCCCGTCCCGATACCGGCGACACACCCGTTCCCCAAAATCGTGGGGACAATGGGCACGTAGAAATCCGGCTCGACACGGTCCCCGTCGTCCAGTGTATAATTCAACAAATGGTCGTCGGCCGCCGGGAACAAGAGTCGTGTCAAAGGTGCCAATTTCGTAAAGATGTAACGCGCATTGGCGGCGTCCTTGCCACCGTACGCCCTCGACCCAAACTGGCCATCCCTCGAAAGAAAAGGGACGTTGTTGGACCCCGCGAAATTGTGCGTCATCTTGATGATGGTGTCGTGCAAACACTGCTCGCCGTGATGATAATTGGAATGCTCCGCACAGTAGCCCGCCAGCTGGGCCACCTTCATGCTCTTGCCCGTGGGCGCCAGATTCTTCTTGAACACGGAATAAAGAATCTTGCGGTGGGATACCTTGAGCCCGTCATACAGGTTCGGAATGCTCCGACGACAATCTTCGATGGAGAACTTGATGAGCTCCTGGTTGAAATACTGCGTCAACGGGTACTCGTCCGCGGGCGTCTGGTACCGGGACGAGTCGTACGTCGTCAGCCATTCCTTGCGCTCGTGGCTCGAATTCTTGTGGAACAGCCGGTCCATCATCTCGTCCGTCGTCCCGTCCTTGACGAGCGCGACGACCTTTTGACCAAACGTGTCTCGGACCTCCTGGTCCGACGACGTACCGAGCCCCTTGTAGTACTTGACACGGACCCTCATGGGCTTTTCTTGCTGCTTGATGACCGTCAACGCATTCTGGTAGTCAAAATCGTTGTAGAACGTCTCCACCCGTGTCGGTGTGTAAAAAATCTTGGCGATGGGCGTCATCATCGACCTCAAAAAACACGGCTGTCGGTCCAGCAACGACGGAAAAAGCTTGTGAAAGAAATTGATGATGAGGGAACTGATATGGTGCCCGTCCTCGTCCGCGTCCGTAATGATAAGAACACCGCCGTACCGCAACGACTCGAAATTTGCATCATCCAAATAATCCGTCCCGTACTTGAGCCCGAGCGCCTGGATGACGTCGGCAATCTCCTTGTTCTCCGAAATGGATTTGATGGTGGCGTTGCGCACGTTCAGACACTTTCCGCGCAGGGGGTAGATGCCAAAATAATTACGCCCCTTCTTTCCCCCACATCCCACATTAATACCGTTGGTCGCATACGTCTTGGCCGAGAGACCCTCGCACAGGATCAGCGTGCATTCCTTGGCGTGCTTGGTCCCCGCAAAATTCGCAGGGTCCAGGCCCTCGATGCGCTTGTACCCACGCGCCTTCTTCTCCGTCTTTTTGAGCGACAAAAATTCCTTGTCCTTGATGAGGTCGTGGATCTTTTCCACAAACGACCATTTCATCATGTGCTGGACGTGCTTGGCTTCCAGTTTAAACGACAAAGGTGGTGACAACAGCTTGGTCTTGGACTGGCTACTGAATTCCGGGTTGGGAAGCCACGTGTTCACAAACACCATGAAATACGGCCGGAGGTCCTTGGCCGTGATGTTACCCTTGGTGAACTTGGGGGCTAAATTTCGGAAGAGCTCGTTGGCGACCGCGTCGCAGTGCACACCGCCGTCCCGGGTATACACACCATTCACAAACCCCACCTCCCTATATTCTTGGGAGGGATGTTGGAGGATGCACACCGATGTCTTGTAGTCGTCTCCCATGCCGTGGTCCACCTCGACCACCAGCATCTCCGGCTTTTCTTCCCCTGGGCAGTACAGCCGGACATAGTCACCAAAATTCTTGAACTGGTGCTTGACGTCATTGATGTAGACGGGGAGTTGCGTAATCATGGAGGCGTCCATGACGAATTTTTTGTACAGCTGTATCGTGAGAGCGTCGTAGTTGCGGGCGCCAAACTTTTCAAAATCGGGGACCCACCGAACAAGCGTGTACCCATTCTTTCCCTGGTTGGCGCGGATAGAAGGCTTGGACTGCTCCCGCATATTGTTCTTCCAGGTCTGTTTGTACAACAGATGGTTCACGGGGTCAAGGACCTCGACAGAAAACTCTTTCGAAAAAACATTCAACAGCTTGATACCGAGTCCGTTACGTCCCGACGACAGCCTCTGCTCCGTATCGTCCATGTTGCTCCCCGTGAGCAGATGCCCAAAAATCAGGTCCGGGTTGTAAATCTTCTCCGTGGGATGCATCTCGACGGGGATGTGGAGTCCGTCGTTCCATATCGAGGTCTCTCCGGTCTCCTCGTTCATTGTGACCTTGATTTTTGTAATCTTGACCCCGGCCTTTCTCGACCGCCACGCATTGTCAATGGCGTTGGACAAAGCCTCGACAAAGATGCGCACCAGACCATCCGAATACTTGATGTTCTCCTTTTCGGTGATCTTGTTATCGTTTCCCAGCACCCACTCCCTACTTTGCTCCCTGGCCTTGAGGGAGCCAATGTACATATCAGGCCTCTTGTGGATGTGCGAGATCGGGTCGAGTTTCTGGTATTCTGTCGTCATTTTCTTTTTTTTTTTGGGTCAAAAGAGAATGTTAAATGAGGGTCATTTTTTTTTCAATGTGTGTTGTTGCTTTGATTGGTTACAGTGTTGACGTTATTACTCATTTTTTCTTCTGTTGGTGGCCTTTGGCAGTAAATTTTATCTTTACCTCGAACCAAAAAGGAGAATAAGAAAAGTTATTACGTATATCATAACAATAGCTCTATAATCACCGAAGCATTTACATTCGGTTCCGTTCCTCCCGTAGTTGAGGGCAGCAAGACGGTCGTCAACGATGTGTGATTATTGATGGTGATGACATCATTCGCAATTAGGTCTAGTATCGCCTGTCCATTATTTTGTTGCGTACCCGCTCCGGACCCATACACACTCGGCGTGGAGCTCGCCACACCGTTTACAAAAATCCCAAACTGGTTGGATTCTGTACCAGAAACAGAAAAAGAAATCTTGTAAACACCGTTTCTACTAACGATAATGTCAGTTGAACCCGCAGTATGCGTGATCCCACCAAAAATGGGACCGTTCGCGTCAAATGGAATGGGATCTTCAACCTGGATGATACGAGGAAATTGATTATAAATATACGCATACGCTAGTGTTCCTACGGGTCCAGTGTCTCCTTTCGGACCAGTATCACCCGTTGGACCAGTGGGACCTGTATTTATCGTCGGACCGGCGGGGCCCGTGTACCCCGTCGGTCCTTGTGCTCCGGTACTGCCTGGACTGCCTGGACACCCGGGAAAGCCTATTGCACAAGAAGTGTCACCCGGATTTTAACGGTCCCGATTTTTGAGACATTGACGGAACACCTCATCAAGACGGCGATGCATCGATGCATCCCACGCGCGTCGGAGCGTGCGTTTACGGAATAATTGTATCCATCCAAATCAACATCAGTAGTGTCGTTGCCGTTCCCTGTCGGCCTCAAGCGCCATGGCCACGGCATGGCTATAGTTGTAACTATTCCCAAAGCGTCCCTGGACAGTGTTTGTTTTTCTTTTCTTAATCGGAACCTTTTTTAACGGGGGTAGTAGGGCACCAGGAAGGACCCTTTCTTGTTGCAACGAGACAGGGGTGGACGTGACATTCCCCTTGACAATCGGTGTGACCGTCGGTGTGACCGTCGGGGTGACCGCTGTGACAATCGGTGTGACAGTCGTCGTCAACGTCCCCTTGTATTCGAGATGGACGCTAAAGTAAAAAGGATGCGGTCCGCTACCGTGGGCATCTAGAATAGCGGTAGGAACCTTGAAAGAAAGGACAACGGAAGAAGGAGTCAAGGTCGCCATCATGTATTTAGAGGCGGAAAACACCCGATTGTAAAATACGAGAACGCCCTGGACCGAGGGAACAGACCCTTTTCCATTGTTTTGCACATTCACGGTGATACTTCCGTGGTCCACGTTACCAGCATTTATGGTCCCACGGCTCACCATCTCCCATACTTTGGAAGTCGAAGCACCAGTCGAAGCACTTGCGGTAGCACCAGCCGTAGCGAAAGTCGAAGCGGAAGTCGAAGCACTTGCGGTAGTGAGGGAGGGAAGAATAGCGGAAACAAAGTAATCACACACCACGTCTTTGGATGGCGTAACCGACCCTTGGTGATATAACGGTGCCAGCATTTTTTTTTTTGTTCATGACAAGAAAAAAAAAATAGTGGTTTTTTTAATGTGCTCTCCGTCCTTTATTCGCTCCGACATTCGCTCCGGCATTCGCTCGCTTCAGTATTTGCACCGTCCTTTAATTTGTCCCGAACTTCTTGGTACAGCGACGCATTGTCTTCCGACAAGACCATCTTCACCACATCCTGTACCCGCATATGATGATAGTGTTTTGTCACAGGGCCTTGCATCAGTTCCTTGGCAATATCCATCTTGTTGACGTGCTTTTCCAAAATTGCCTTTTCGATACCCGTATTGGACATGAACGTGTAGATATTGACGGTCGTGGATCGCTGTCCTTGCCGTGCCACGCGCGCGACGGCCTGCTCGCCCGTGGATGCGTTCCACATCGTATCAAGAAGAAAGACCGTGTCCGTGTGTTGCAGGTTTAGACCCTCGGACCCCGTCTTGTACGTCAGGTACAAAATCCCTTTGGGACACTTTTCAAATCCGTCCAAGACCTGCGTCTTCCTCGTCATGGACTGACCGCCTTCGAGGGTGAACGCCTGCCATTGCTGGGGAAAGCGTTCCTCGACGAGGGCTTGTAATAGACGGAGAGAGGTACGAAATGCGGAAAAAACGAGGACACGAGGGGTACCGCGCTGCCTACACACCTCCAGTTTTTGGAGGACGGCGGTGACCCGCGAGGAATAGAGGGACTCGGAGGATTCCAGGTACTCCCCAAGGTTTGCCTCGTTCAGTTCTGACATGAGGATCTCGGACAGTTCCGATTTCTCGCGGAGCTTGGACACATCGACGGCGACCGACGCCAACACAATGATGGGTGCTACCATAATTTGCCTTAAATAAGTAATCATGGCCAGCAGATACGAGGCAAAACGACGGCGTCCCTCGACGTTCGGCGCCGTCCTCAACGACGCATTGATACGTTTGAGCACCTTCTTGATACGCTCATACACGATGACCTCATTCTCCGTCATCGGTACCTGTACCAGCTCGTGACGGACCTTGTAGGACGGTTTTTTTCCACAAGACAGTCCGGACGTTGACCGATGAACAAGCGTGCCCCTCACCCCAACAAATCCAGGGCGTCGCATCATCGATGACATGGACATGAGGTCCCCAGGGCTGTCGGGGTGCTTGATAAGGGTGTAGTAGCCCAGCAGATTCGAAGGATTGGGTTCCGAGAAAAGGGTGCCGGACAGCAACCAGCGGTGCTGGGCGCTTATCGATGCGATGCTCCGACACTTGTCCACCTGGATATTACAATACCCATGTGCCTCGTCCACAACGAGGCATCCCCAGCGCGTGGTATAGACGGTCCCCACACCGCTTGTCACTGTTTGGGGTCCTAACAAAGGGTTGTCTGGTGCGTAATACACGTTGGTGTATCCCACGTACTCGTTGTCAACCTGAAGGATAAAATGGTCCTGGAGGCGATGTTCACGGTAGGCTTTCGTGAGAACCTCGGTCGTCGTTAGCACGAGTCGGGTTTCCGGACGGCGTGTCCACTGTCCCATGTTCTTTTTTACATAATCTTTGTGGAGAATCTCGTAGGGAAGCGTATCCCCAAAAAATTTCTTGATTTCTTTTTCCCACGACGACAACAAAGTCTTGGACGCAATAACGAGAACGGGGGTGTGGGGTGATAATTGTTGTGATAATGTCAGTGCAATAAATGTTTTCCCACTCCCCATCGGAAGAGAGAGACCCCCTGATTTCTTCAACAGACATTCTTCGAGAACATCTTGCTGGAAGGGTGTCAAACGCATTTTTTTTTCTTTTTAACGTGGGCAAAATAAAAAGTGAGATACGCTTCATTTTTAGATTTTTTGCCGATAAACAATGTCGTCGTCTACTTGTCTCATCTGTTGTGAGAACGACAAGAAATCTTTAAAAGAATGTTCGTCCCCAGAGTGTGCTTCCAAGATATGTTTGGAATGTCTCGAACGGTTCGTGGACATGGCGCTCCGGGAACGAACCGTCCCGCGATGCCTTTCTCCGAATTGTTCCGCCCTTTTTCTTCGTAGCGCGTGTCCGACGCCAAAATACGACCTGGCGCTTTTTAGGGGTTTGTTACGGGACCCCGAGCTTGAAAACTCGCTGAAAATACAAGACCAGCAACGACGTTTCCGCGAAGACTTGGTGCGCGAGAGAGTTGCCTTTCTGGAAGCCTCCTTCCCCACCTCTATCCGCAGGGCGGTCCACATCATGTACGCGTCGGACCTCAAGCGGGTACACAAAAGCAACCTCGAAGCCATGAAAGACCAGGTTCCGGTCAAGCGCTGTGGTCGTGTCTTTTGTCACGGGTTTATGCGGTTACGTTCCGGGTCCGACACGTGGTCTTGTA